GCCCGCGTTTGGGCATCGTTGCATGCACTTTAAACCAGTGCTGCAGCGCTGGTTTCTCAACCGCAGTGATCAGTTGCGGACTCATATCCCGTGTGCAGTACCAACAACTGCAACTCCGTCTCGTATTGCGCGAGACACGCGGACCACGAATCAATGTCATCAGGCTGGTCCTCATACAGCAGGTGCGAATGCGCCTGCTGATACTCTTTCATGTAATCGTCGATGAGTCGGAACGTTTGCGGATCAGGCCACGCATCGCGGCGGATGGCACACAAACGCGTCCACATGATCTTGGCGTTTGCAGAAGTAGAGCCGTACGCCAACTTACACAACTGCTTCGTCATGTCGGCCTTACCACACACACGGCCGTGCCTCATCGTAAATGTCTTAGAACAGAACTCTATTGGAGCATCAGGGTTGTCGACCACGCGGTTACGCGGTACCGCAACAAACTGCTTAAACACAAACCCAAACTCCTCAAAGGCCGCACGCAGTTTCTCCGTATCAATCCATGGCGCATATGGAAGCGCGCCAATACCGTCGTCACCGGCCATCTGACAGAACATACGGTTATGAATGTAGTCGCTAACCTCAGACTGCGAAATCCCCGCGACAGCACCAATCTTATGGACTGCTGCCATCATAACGAGTATGTGAACAAACGTATTGTGTTTGGTGGTGCAGTAATCACCACTCTTCATTCCAACAGCCGTGCGGTACATCGCTCCGTTCTCCATAACAATGACGCCACTCATCATAGCCTGCGACGCCATCTGCATGCGCTGCAAGCTCTGGTGAGTGCGAAAGTGTGGGGCGAGATAAAGCCACTCAACCTCCACAACTTTATCAATCAAATGCTGAGTTACACTTCGATCCCATTGTGTGACGTCGTACGAAAACACGACGCCATCAGAACCTGCACTATGATACAGCTTACGGTAAAGCCGATCCCAGTTGCCACTGTAATGGTTATTCCCGGGATTGTACCAAGTGTACAGAAGCGGAATACCGGGCTTGCGCCCGGTATTGGCATCAATGAGACGGTCGCACTGATCCTGCAACAAAGCGGCGCGATAAATATGTACGTCCAATCCGCCAGATTGAAACTGACGCGGATTACGTCCAGCCTTACGAACTTCTTCTTTGGGCTGCGATCGATACACAAACGGCACACGGTAAGAATCACCATACGTGCGCCACATCTCCATACGGTCACAAAACTTACCGTACGTGGTGGCGTGCCACGGCTGATCCACCACCGTACCCTTGGTGGCAAGACCTTGAAAAGCGGGCGCCATCTCAGAATTGTACGGCCACCCACAGGAACCATCGCGCGGCATCCTCGCCAACACTTGGTGGTACGTAGACACACTCGCACCATCACAAACATGGCGGTGCATAATATACAAATCACCTTGGGCGCGCCGAAGCGCATCTTCATCATAGGACACTTCTTTAGGAATATACTTGGCCAGCTCTTGATAGCTGGCCTCCAACGTTCCCACCGGAACGCGATATTGATCATCGGGGATAGGCATACCTCGCTGCGAAAACCAATCGAGCATATGCGTATGCACACGTTCCACCATACCCAACGGTGTATTACGGCGCATTTGTCCCAAATAATCGAGATGAGTGACCAAAGCATCTAGTGCTGGCCACTCCCTCCCACAGAATCCTTCTGATCGCGGCTTATCGTGCCCATAGACTGCGCAGATTCCATCCCAGTCGTAGAGCCCGCGCGCTGGTCGTTTCCCGTTAAACGAGCAACCGGATTGGCAGCGTTCATCATAACCGACGCCAACACACCCTTGTTGTTAACCTCTTCTCCAATTTGGG